TGGCATAAGTAGCAATATTGAAAAGCTAAGCCTTGAAACTCCAAAGCGCGATTGTAACGACTTTGCTCCCGGTACTCGTTATCTTTTGGAGGGCCCATCTAATTTTCTTAATTCACCTGCGGAAGATTATGAAGAAGTATATTATATTATAGAAACGAAATCTGGAGCTTCGGGATCTGTTACTCAAACCGCTTTTTCTCATCAAAAGAATTTACGTTTGCATCGCACAAAATCCTACACCGGCACATGGCAACCATGGGTTTCAATGGTGCCAACAAGAAAAACTTACACCACAACCACAGCAACTTCAGCAAATACAGTAACCACCCCAACCGGTGAGCTACAGCGCTCAACATCGTCTAAGATTTTCAAGCATGACATCGCTGATATCGACATCAGTAACTACCGCGAGGCGCTCAAAGCTGTGCGTCCGGTGTCATATCGCTCAACCGAAGCCACTTCTGACCGCACGGATTGGAGCTGGTACTCGTTCATCGCCGAAGAGCTAGCTGCTATTGATCCACGCTTAGTGCAGATGGATAGCGTCGAGTTCTTTGAAGATACTAAAGAGGACGGCACCACGTTTATCAACTCGCGCGAATTGCCAGAGGGTGAATACGCGGCTAATGGTATCAATACCAACGGTATCGTCGCGCTGATGGTGCATATCAATCAGCAGATGCTAGCAGATATCGAAAAGCTTGAAGACGAAAAAACGCAGCTTAAACGCCGTACGACTAATCTTGAAAAGCGGATGGATGCGTTAGATGGCTCTACCCCTGCTGAATAATTTGTCAGTGCTGAATTAAACGAGCGCGTTTTTGGGCGCGCTCCCATTCACAAAATAGGAGCCGACATAATGGCACAATTTACCATCGCCACCGTGCTTGCTATGCGAGCACACCTGGACGAGACGCATCCCGCCGGATTCGCCAAGTCCATCTCTAATGTGCCAATCCCTGGCATCTTAGGAATCAAAAACCCGCGCACTTGGGATATCGAAGATCCGAACACAGAGATTGGCTACTTAAACAGCCATGAAGTCTCTAGCCTCATTCAGCACAAAGGCTTTCGTCTGTGGGGCAACCGTACGTGTTCAGCTGAGCCTGAGTTTGCTTTTGAAGTGGCCACTCGCACCGCTCAGTTCTTACTAGATACGATTATAGCGGGTTGTTTCCCGTTCATCGACGCACCAATGACGCCAACGACTGTCCGCGACATTATTGACAGTATTAATGCCAAGCTACGTCAGCTGGTCACGGGTGGCTATTTGATCGGCGCTGAATGTTGGTACAACAACGATCTGAATAACGCGCAAGACCTAAGCCAAGGCAAGCTATACATTGACTATGACTATACGCCAGTGCCAGTGCTTGAAAACTTGAGCCTATCACAGCGTATCACTAGCACGTACTTGATTGACTTTGCTCAACTCGTACAACAAGCGGGGTAACCATGCAACGATTTAACGAAAACCCAGCCACGATCGTCACGCCTTTAATACGCTATGGTCTCATAGCTCTTGGCGGTGGTCTTATCAGCAAAGGGTATGTAACCCTTGAACATGTCAATGCTATCGCTGGTGCATTGGTCACGTTTGGAACGACCGGCTGGATGATTATGGTCAAACGAAAAGCAGCAAAAGGAGCGCGATACTAATGCTACCGCATAAATTAAAAAACTTCTTGTGCCACAAAGGCCAAGGCAAGGCCAAAGAATACCAAGGCAAAGTGACCGAAGTCGAACTGCCAAAGCTACAGCGCAAGCTTGAGGGCTATCGCGGCGGCGGCATGGATGGCGAAGTCAAGATTGACTTAGGTCAAGAGCCGCTTGAAATGACGATCAAGGTCGGCGGTAATGTGGTGGATTTATACCGCGACTATGCCAAGCCTGGTGTCGATACGGTTCCGCTACGTTTTAGCGGCGCTTATCAGCAAGATGATACTGCTGCTGTGCAAGCGGTCGAAGTCTACACGCGCGGCCGTCTTGAAGAGATTGACGCGGGTAGCGCCAAGAACGGCGATGATACTGAAGAGTCGTTCAAGTATGCACTGTCTTACTACCGCTTGACGGTTGATGATGAAGTCATTATCGAGATTGATTTGCCGAACATGATTTGTAAAGTTGACGGCGATGATGTTTTGTCCAAGATTAAAGAAGCCATTGGCTTATTTGTGTAGTTTCTCTCCCCTGCTCTAGCCCAGCGTTAGAGTAGGTTTTTTTACTTCCCTTTTATTATTAACCCTATTTATTTTGAGAATCATTATGAGCGATACAGAATTCAAAACCGTTGAGTTAACACAGCCAATCAAACGCGGCGACAAAAAAACCATCGATAGTATCTCAGTACGTAAGCCCAAAGGCGGCGACTTGCGTGGTCTGTCACTCATGCAAGTGGCCCAGTCTGACTATGACACTATCGTGCAGCTATTACCGCGCATTAGTGATCCCGTCATCCACAAAAACGACATCAATGATATGCAGGTCGATGATCTGATGGATGTATCGATGGCGGTGGCTGGTTTTTTTATCAAGCAAGAGAAGCTCTCCCCGGTCACAGCCCCATAGCCTACCCTGACCGCATTGATGACTGTATGGCAGATATAGCGCTGGTCTTTGGTTGGACGCTAGATGATATGCACGATATGGATATCAATGAGCTAAACGAATGGCGGGAGCGCGCGCGATTGCGTCACGCTCCTGATGATTAACAATATGGTCCCCTCATTCGTGAGGGACCCAGAATAGATAGGCGCATCATGGCAGACTTGAACTTTAAAGCACAGATTGAGCTGCTAGATAAGATGACCGCGCCTATGCGCTCAATCAGTAGCCAAGCCCAGCGCTTAGGCCGTCAGTTTGGCGATACCGCCAAGCAAGCCAAAAAGCTGCAATCGCAGCAACGTCTCATCGACAGCTTTAAACAACAAAAACACGCCTTAGCTGAGACTTCAGAGCAAGCTCAGCGTAGCCGTATGCGCTTGGCTGACTTACAGCGGCAAATGGATGCCACCACCGCGCCTAGCCGCACTTTAGTACGTCAATTTGAAGCTGCGGGCCGTGAGTCACAGCGGCTTAATACTCGCTTAGACAGTCAGCGTCAGCACTTGCAGCAGCTCAGAGGTCGGCTATCTGATGCCGGTATTGATACTAGGCGACTCTCAGATCATGAACGGGAGCTTGCGCGGCAAATTGAGCGTACTAATCAGCAGCTTGGCGAACAGCGGCGGCGCTTGGGTGAGGTGCGTCGTTTGCAGCAGCAATCACAGCAAATGCGAGATATGCGCGGTAAAGCGGCTGGTCTGGCCGTTGGTGGTGCAGCGGCTATATATGGTGGTTCACGTCTTATTCAGCCTGGTCTTGAATTTGAAGCTGAAATGTCACGCGTACAAGCGATCACGCGCTTAGATAAAAATAGCCCTCAGTATAAAATGCTTGAGGCGCAAGCACGTCAGCTAGGCGCTACCACAGCATTTACGCAAGCAAATGCAGCACAAGGTCAGAAGTTTTTGGCTATGGCCGGCTTTACGCCTGAGTCTATCAAAGCGGCCATGCCGGGTATGTTAGATCTGGCATTAGCGGGTGATATGGATTTAGCTTCCACTGCTAATATTGCGTCAAATATCTTGTCTGGTATGGACTTAGAATCTAGCAAGATGACTGACGTTGCTGATGTCTTAACAGCGGCGTTTACACGCGCAAACGTCGATATCGGAATGCTTGGCGAAACGATGAAATATGCCGCTCCAGGGGCAGCTGGTCTTAATATCAGTCTACAAACAGTCGCAGCAATGGCCGGTAAGCTTGGCGATGCTGGTATGCAAGGCTCGATGGGCGGTACTGCCCTACGCGCTATTATGCTACGCATGGCAGCCCCGCCAAAGGCCGCCGCTGCTGCACTAGATAGATTGGGTATTAGTACTACGGACGCATCTGGTAATTTGCGAGATATGCCCGAAATTTTAAAGGATGTCTATGAGCAGACTAAAAACCTTGGCAATACTGAGCAGTTAGATATATTTAGCAAGATATCAGGCGTTGAAGCTAGTAACGCGATGAAGGTATTAGTCGATCAGGCTGGTAACGGTGAGCTACAAAAAATGGTCACGACACTACAGGCCGCGGATAGTGAAGCGGCGAATGTTGCCAGAACAATGAGCGACAACACCATGGGCGACTGGAAAGAAACAACCAGCGCCATTGATGCCTTTCGCACGGCTCTGTTTGATACCAATGGCGGCGCATTACGTGATTTCTTACAGTCGATGACTAAGATTATTCAGCGTATGACTGAATTTGCCAATGCCAATCCACAGCTGATGGCCGTATTAGGCAAGCTGTTTGCTATGTTAGCCATTGGTGCAGTGGTTATTGGTAGTATCGGTGTGGTGATGCTCAGTATCCTAGGGCCTATGGCTCTATTACGCGCGTCATTGGTTACTTTGGGTCTGCCATCCACACTTACGCCATTACGTATGCTTTGGAGCGCGTTTGGTTTTGTCGGTAAAGCGGTCGTCGCAGCGTTTGGCGTCATTGGAGGCGCTATCAAAGCCTTGACGCTTACCCTAATGGCCAACCCTATTTTAGCGCTAATACTGGCTTTATCCGTCCTTGCGTTCACCGTTTATAAAAACTGGGACACACTAGGCCCCATGTTTGCCAATCTTTGGAAAAAGATAGCGGCGGGAGCACAAGCGCTATGGGCACGTATCACTGCGATTTGGGCCGCTATTAAACAAGGTGTCATTAACTATGCAAATCAGCTATGGTCTGGGCTTGGCATCAAGTTCAACAGTGGCATTGCGGCGCTAGTAGGTATTATTTTAGCATTCACCCCAGTTGGGTTATTTATCCGCGCATTTGCAGCGGTGTGGCCCTACTTGTCTGGTTTGTCTGCCCAGTTTAAACAGTACGGAATTAATATGCTAAACGGCCTCAAGGACGGCATACTGGGCAGAGCCAATGCTGCTGTTAACTCTATTATGAGTGTCGTCAATCGTGTCAAAGGCGCTTTTACAGGTAAAAAAGGTATTGACAGTCATAGCCCCAGCCGCGTATTTACTAAATACGGTGGCTTTATGATGCACGGCTTAGCAGACGGTATCACTGGACTGGCCAAAATGCCATTTAAGGCCTTTGGTAAAGTCACGCGCTACTTTGCAAACCACTCCCCTATTAACTTAGATACATTCACAGGCGCAGGACGCTACATCAAACGCACGGGCAACAGCAACAGCGGTATTGTCACTCAGCCACCGATCAATCTTGACCGTCGCCGCTCAGTACTGCCAAATAGCGCGACGATGCGTAGCGGCGGTAGTGGGGCTATGAGCATGGGTAATATCACGATTAACATCAATGGCGGCGCTGATCCCTATACCACCGCGCAGATGGTACGTGCTGAGATGGAGCGCATACAGCGTGATACTGCAGCGCGTCATCGTAGTCGTTTATCTGATATTGATTAAGGATTTATTATGTTAGCTAGCCTTGGCATGTTTGTATTTGAGACGCTTGGTACTGCCTTTGACAGTATCGAGCGGCGCTCATCTTATCGCTATGCCACGGGCAATACCGTGGGCATTCGTCCGCGTATGCAGTATCTAGGGCAAGATAACGATAGTATCAGCTTGCCTGGTATCTTATACCCAGAGATCACCGATGACCATCTGTCATTAGATGCTTTGCGCGATATGGCGGCCACAGGTGAGTTATACGCGCTGATGGATGGTACTGGCTACTATTTTGGTATGTGCTATATCACTGAGATTAATGAGACGCGTACTTACTTAAACGCTGATGGCACACCGCGCAAGGTTGAATTTAGCGTCGCGCTCAAGCTCCAAGACGACTTGCAACGCGATAACATCGCCACTCTGATGACTGATTATTACTTTTAAGGTTTAGTATGCATTTATTTGCGATAGAGATAGAAGGCGTGGATCAGACGATTGAGATCAGTCGCCGTTTGATTAATTTATCAATGATAGACAAGCGCGGTCTGGAATCTGATGAGCTAACGCTAGCGTTAGATGATACTGACGGACGTATGCCACTACCGACTGAGGGCAACACCATTAACCTATGGCTGAGTATGCCGTATAGCGGTGAGCTGGTCTATAAAGGCGCATTTACTATCGATGAAGCTGAGCACAGCGGTACGCCCGATCAGATACAGATACGCGCCAAAGCCGCTGATATGAAAAGCACGCTCAAAGCCAAGCGCTCAGAGAGTTATCACGATATTACGCTAAATGATATCGCAAACAAGGTCACAGCGCGTCACAACCTCACTTTATCTCTTGATAGCGAGTCTGGCGCCATTGCTTTTGACCATGTGGACCAAACCCGCGAATCTGATCTCAACTTACTCACGCGACTGGCCAAACAAAATGATCTGTCAGTCAGTATCAAAAACGGCCATTTGATTATTAAGCCCACTGCTAACGGTAAGAGCGCCAGTGGCACGGATTTGGGCATTATCACTATCACCCGAGCAAGCGGCGACAATCATCGCTATCGCCGGGCAGATCGTACCAGTGACTATGATGAGACTATCGCTAGCTACCGTGACCGCAAGAGCGCTAAGATTAAGCACATCAAAGTGGACGCAACCGGCGCAGTCAGTGAAGTAGACACGCTGCCCGAAGACAAATCATCAGTAATTACTAAGGTGGCCAAAAACAAGTCAGAGGCGACCAAAGCGGCCAAGGCAAAGGCCAAGCAGCAGGACCGCCAAGTGGCAGAGTTTGAATTACAGTTTGCGGTGGGCCGTCCAGACATCATTGCAGAAGCTACGGTGAAAGTGTCTGGAT